CTCAAACAGAAGTGATAGAGCCCGCTTTGGAGCTCCGAGCTGAAACATACCGGTAAATCAAACAAATAAGGAAGACGCCAGCCACAGTCAACAACTTGAAATCTTTCGTAACTCGCCGAATGCGAGCCGTGGGACGAGCCGCCTCCAGATCACGATGTTCATACATAATATCGTCACCGCAAGTGCACCGAGTCATCCTTGAGATGATGCGATTCATCGCAGCTCTATCCCTTTTCTCTTGAACCATCAACGCCTTGAGCGCTTCATAATCTTCACGCGAAACTGCATACATGAACTGTTTTTCAACTGAATAAGACATAGTACAAAACTCTGGGTCGAAGTAAGAGATCACTCCCTCTGGAGGATCACAGCAGCATACACCTCAGCGGCGACACTTCCAATAGAGAACTCAACCGCAAAATCGCAATCAACACGTACAGCAAGGTAAGGGGGATAACCCACCAAGGGACAAGGCTTGATTTGGGCGCTATACCCATACTGACCCACAGCAAGATCTCGACGAATCGGTGCTGGCACACCACCAGCACCAAGAGGATTAGAGACGTCGATCTCGAAAGAGGGTAGCTGAACATAATCCGCGTCGGCCGACGGAGCGGTATCATTCGCGCTAGACCAGACAGAACGCACTGTTGCGCTTCCACCAGCCAAAGCTCCACGAAAGAGCACAGTGACACTAGCTTCCAGAATAACGCATCTTGGAGAAGCAGCCATGAAAGCCGCAACCCTGGCACTGGAGGTGAACCCCGTACCAAAATTCCACGATGCAGTAGAACCAGTCTGGTAAGCCTTAGCGTTATCAGCGCAGCTGCCCAAAGAGACAACAACTCGTCTAACGTTCTGATTCCATCCAGTACCGAGAAACTTGACAGAAGCCAGAAACTGGTTAGTGACATCAATATCAGCAGGGCGCGAATTCGTATCTCGCGTCGTGGAGCCACCAGTAGTAACATCCTTAGAGGTGGCGATCGAGGACATTCTTCTTCAGCAACGAATTTCTGCAACGACGTAAGAGGGGCCATACTGAAACCTCGCTCCTCTCGAGCTAAAGCCTTACCAGCTACACGCAAAAGAGCTTTGCGCCCCTTGAAAGACCTAGAACTCCAATACTCGATCTTTCCTCTCAACATTTCAGAAACGCTCTGACCTCCATCCCTACGCGAAAAGAAGATAGCCGCCAACACCGGACTAAATTTGTGGCACCAATCCAAGAACTTGGATAGAACCAAAAGAGTCAAATCATCCAATTCCGCCCCTCGATTGATCGCGTCATAAGTGTACTGGCACTCGGTCATGAACGCACCCATGAAATTCGAACGATCTTGCCCATGAGCGATCTTAGCCCTCGTCTTCAAATACAAGACCAAAGGATCACGACAAACGCCAAAGCCAGTCAGCATCAGCCAGCCGACGAAATCAGCGACTCGCGGAGTGGACAACTTGCTGATAGTCTTGATGACTTTACTCCAACGTTTGGTCCACAGAGCATGATCCTCGACCAGATGATCGCACGCCATATCGTCACCTCCAATGAACCAAAAGCCGAACCATAACGCAGCTAAACCAAAGCGCAAAACCAACACTCCCAGATCATAGAGAGAGTTGAATAAGAACGTCCCGGGTTCTCCATCGTCACGGCATATACTCTTAACACCGCCTGCTGCTACCAATTGCGTCTTCAACTTGATGTACAGCGAGATGAGATCATCAGGACAATCCGCCCAACAAAACCACAAGCAATCCATCTTCAAGCTATCACCTCCCTGGGTTGCTCCAAATTTCGAGAAATCATTTATAGTACATCTCTCATAACTGGACGGAGGCAGGCGAGGATCGGTCTGCCAATTGTCTCGAACTGTCTGATCAAACTTCTCCAAAGTGAAACCATGATAGATCTCTACGTGATCATTCGTCTTCAATCGTTTAATCAGAGCGATGATGTAGCGACACCAAACACCAAAAGTCGCAATCACCCACTCAGGTAAGACATTGATAGTCTGACCAGCCTTCGGGACTTCTAGCGCGAGAGCTTCGAGTTTACTCTTGAGTTGACCCTTCATCCTTACCTTGGCTTGGAAATCCTTCAACCACGCGTGGGATCTTTCATCATACTCGGCCAACAAACCTTGACTCTTGCCCGACACTCGCTTGTCGATTTGCTCGCTGAGACACGAGAGGAAAAGATCCTCGTCAAAATCAGTCTGATTAGGCAACCCAAGAGCATTGATGGAACCATCGAACAGCTCTCGACCTACCCATGCACGATTCGCAAATTCACG